GTTGGTGAACTTTTATCAGTTATGCCTAGTGGGTATGGCTATATAATACTTGAACCTGACGAATTAGATCCTAAAGCTTTCTCAGTAAGAATGGTTGAAAAGTTTAAAAAAAGTAAACATAGTTTAACTGTAAATCATATACTAAGAGGTATACTTTGGATTATAGAGAATGATATTGATTATATACTTGAAGTAGGTGAAAAAGATTTAGCTGATGAAATATCAGAAGCCAGACAGAAACAGTTTGAGAACTCAAATGTTTTAGATTTTTTTACGAACATAGAAAAAAAGAAACACTAATGATAACAGAACATGAATTAGATTTAGTAAATCAACCACCACATTATAACAAATCAAGTATAGAATGTATTCAAGCTATTGAAGCTGCAACAGAAGATGGTTATGAATATTATCTTCAAGGAAACATAATAAAGTATCTTTGGAGATATCGTTATAAAAATGGTGTAGAAGATTTAAAAAAAGCACAGTGGTATTTAAAAGATTTGATAAGGATATGTGATGCCAAAGAAAAAAGAAAAAAACAGAAGACCTAGCATAAACATGAATTGTGGTGAAGGACTTATTGTATCTGTTTCTTTTGATCCTGATACAGGAGAACCTTATGATGTGTTCTTGGTTGGTCGTGGATATAAAGCAAGTGACGTTCCACTTAATAAAGCATTGTATGAAGCAGGTGTAAATATTTCAAAGATTATGCAGGGAGAAGATGAATAAGACAATTATACAATCATTGGTATATTATCTTACGTCAAGAGGAGATATAGAATTAGAACGTAAACGTGTATCACCTGAAGAATTTTTAAAATATTTTGAAAAGAAAAAACCTAATTATCCTAACACACATGACCTTCATTCTTTTTTAAAATGTGTTGATCGTCTTTTAGACTCTACACAGAGAGAATCAGAGAAATTAGTCTATACAACCATTGAAAAAGACGAAAGTGAAAAAAATGGATCGATATAAAGACCCTCAGATGGGTGAAAC